GAGCACGTGAGCGAGCGGTTCGGGATCCCCCTGCCGGAGAAAGAACAGACGATTTTGCAGCCCGTGACGCCCGGCCAGATGGCCATGAAGCGGACAAACCCCGCCCAGTCTGCGAAAACAGGGGCAAAGGCGTCTAATCATACGCGCCTCACAGCAAAAGACGATCCTGGGCCTGTTTTTGACGCGGAGCAGCAGGAACTGGAGGAGCTCGCGGACGACTCCCTGACTCTCGCGGCCGAGGCATGGAAAGGGATAGACGGCCCGGTCCGGAAACTGATCGAATCCAGCTCGAGCCTGGAGGAATTGCGCGACCGGATATTTGACGTGTACGCGGATCTGGACCCGGCGGATTTGGAAATATTGGTACGCGACGCCCTGGTTACCGCGGCACTGGCAGGCGCGGCGGATGCGGCAAAACCCAGAAATAAGAGGCCACAAAGACACCAAGACACAAAGTCTTTGTAGGTATTTTCTTAGTGTCTTCGTGACTTGGTGGCAAGAGAAAAAGGCAAAACATGGAACTGACCATACGCATTGGGGGCGAGGAGAAGGTTATCAAGGCCGTGGATGAAACCGGCGACAGGGCGCGGGATCTCACGCAGCCCCTGGCGGATTTCGGCGAGCGCATGGTCAGAAAGATATCGAAACGGCTGTCCGGTCCGGCGCTCAAGGAGAGAACGAGCAGGCTCAAGGGCAGCCTGACCCACGAGGAGATGGCCGATACGGGGGAGATATCCGCCGGCGGCGGCCCCGGCGAGGTGGATTATGCCGCGATACACCATTACGGCGGGACGATCAGGCCGAAAAAAAAGAAGTTCCTGACCATCCCGTTTCCCGGCGGGCCTGCGGATAAGCGCGTGCCGCTGCGGGCCGCGGACTTTGCGGACACCTTTGTGGCCAAGGGAATCATCTTTCAGAAGAGGGGCGAGGATATCGTGCCGCTCTTTATCCTCAAAAAATCCGTTGAGATCCCGGCGCGGCCGTACATGTACGCGGAAGATGCGGACTGGGAATATCTCAATGGTTCGGTAGCAGATTTTATCGCGGGGGCGTGGGCATGAAGATAGCCACAAAGACACCAAGACACAAAGTTTATAATTATTTTTCCTTCGTGCCTTTGTGCCTTAGTGGCAGGAGAAGCTGAAACAATGAAAGGAATGGCGTTTAGCGAGGCGGTGGAATTTTTTCGGGATAAGATCCCGATGACCGCCGCGGAATACGAGGTTCTGGTGGCGGAGGTGGGTGCGTATGCAAACAGCCTGGCGTTTACGGTGTCTCGCATTGCCTCTGCCGACCTGCTGCAAGACCTGCACGGGGAGGTCCTGAAGGCCCTCGAGAAAGGAGGGACGTTCTTTGAGTTCCGCGAGGGGATCGATGAGATCATGGCCCGGCGGGGCTGGCAAGGCATGACGCCCTACCGGCTGGACAATATCTTCAGGACCAATAACCAGACCGCTTATAACGTGGGCAGGCACAAACAGATGAAGGCGGTCGCGGACCGCAGGCCGTACTGGGAATACGACGCGGTGAACGACACGCACACCAGGCCGACCCACCTGGCGAACGACGGCAAGATATACCGCCACGATCATCCCTTCTGGAATACGTGGTTTCCGCCTGCAGGTTTTAGGTGCAGATGTGTCGTACATTCTATTTCCGCCCGGGAGATGGAGGAGGAAGGGCTGAAAGAGGAAACGCAGGTCCCGGATCTGCAGCCGGACCCGGGGTTCCGGTATAACCCGGCAGTGCAGGAATGGAAGCCGGATCCTGGAAAATACGATTCACGGCTGCGCGATCGCATGGAGGAAGCGATATGGGATTGAAACTTTTATATGTACTCAAGAGCATCGAGGGCGCCCCGGAAGAATTCCAGCTTTTTCCGTACGGGAAGATCGGGATCGAGGGCGAGGACGATGCATTTGTGGACGACGAATCGATGGACGCCATTATCGCCGATTTCGAGCGCCGGGGAAACGACATGGTCATCGATTACGAGCACCAGACCCTCCAGGGCGTCAAGGCCCCGGCTGCAGGATGGATCAAGAGATTCATCAATCGCGGCAAGGAAGGGTTCTGGGTGGTTGTGGAATGGACCAGGCAGGCAAAGGAATACCTGGAGAACCGAGAATACCGTTATTTTTCGCCGGTATTCTGGGTCTCTGAAAACGGCCGGAAGATTATCAAGATCGAAAACGTGGCCCTGACCAATTTCCCGAAGCTGAATAACCTGCGGCCGATCATGGCCAAGATGAGCCTCGAGGAGGCGCGGGAGGCCAGGGAGGCCCGCTCGAGAAAATACAGGATCGGCATCAAGGAGGGAGGGCATGTAACCAAGCCTTCCGAGTGGGAGCACGTGCCCGACGATGAGTGGCTGGACCCGGTCAATTACCGCTACCCGTGTCCCGACGCGGCCCAGACGCGGGCGGCTGCCGGTTACTGGGGCCAGGAGGATAACCAGGCGCAATACAACCCCGAGGAACGCTCGATCATCAACGGGCGATTAGATAAATTCCGTAAAAAATTCAACATCGGAGAATTCCGAAAGGAGGCAAACATGTTAGACAAACTTAAAAAACTTTTAGGGCTGGCCGACGACGCCGGCGAGGACAAGGTAGTCGAGGCCGCCGAGGCGGTCGTGGCCAAGAACAAAGACATGATAGAGCTTTTCGAGCTGGCTGATGACGCCGGCCAGGATAAGGTGGCTGAGGCCGCGAAAGCGGTCGTGGCCGAAAACAAGAACCTGAAAAAGCAGGTCGAGGGCAAGAAAATAGAGGTGGTGGCCAAGGAGGTGATCGAGGCCCTCGGGCTCAAAGAAGACGCTGCCCGGGAGGACGTAATCACAACCATTAGGGGCCTTAAAGCAAGCCACGCCGCCACGGATGATTTGAGCGGACAAGTCGCTAAATTGAGCGCCGATATTGCCGCGATAAAAAAGGAGGACCTCGTAGGACAGGCAGTGCTGGAAGGCAAGATCACAAAAGATCAGCTGGAAAAATGGGGCAACGACATGGCGCTCAACGACCCGGAGCAATTCAAAAAAGTCGTGCTTTCGAAGGCGGTCGGAAGCGAGGTCCCGGTGGACAAGCTGGCCAAAAAAGAGATCAAGGCGGATGACGCCATCCTTGACCAGGTGCAACTGTCCATCAACAAGATGGTGGGCGTGTCTGAGGACAGCTGGAAAAAATACGGGCCTAAAAATACGGTGCAGTGAACAGTCAAAGAGTCGAGTGGTCGACTAGTTGAGTGGTTTAACAACTCAACGACTCAACGACTTAACGATTCAACCAAAAACATGGAGGTATAAAAAATGACAGCATTAAGTGCAGACAAAAAGACGGAATACACCGAAGGGGTGGAGGTGCCCTTTGAGCTATACCGGGCGGTCGAGATTTTCGCAGGCAGCTTCGTATGCGTGCGGGCCGACGGCTATGCCACACCGGGAGACGATGCCACGGGGCTCCTTTTCATGGGCGTGGCCCTTGCGCACGTGGATAACTCAGACGGTGATGACGGCGACGAGTCCGTGGTCCTGCGCAGGCGCGGCCTGGTAAAGGCCATCCTGGATACCGCAATTACCATCGCCAACGTGGGAGACAGCGTGTACCTGGTGGACGACCAGACGGTAGACATAGTGGGCAACACAACCCATGATATTTTCGCCGGCATTATCGCGGCATATATCGACACAACCCACGCCTGGATCGACATCGAGCCGGCCATTCGCCAGTCCGATGCGGCTGCCCATATCGCCGACGGCACCGCTGCCCATGCGGCATCGGCCATCAGCATCGCGGACGCGGGCACCTTCACGGCCCAGGAAGAGATGGAGGCGGCACTCCAGGAGATCTATCAGCACCTGATCAGCGAACAGAAATTCATCCCGATTCCACTGACATCCTGGATGCTCAGCGACGGATCGAACACGGTCACGTTCGGAGGGCCTGCGACCGATCCGATCCTGGATATGGCCGACGGCGATACGGACAGTGCACTCAGGTGGGCATGGGTGGCTACCAGCGTGGTGGCGATCGTCAACCAGGTGCCGCTGCCGCCGGATATGGACGTCACGAAAGACCTGGTCCTGCACCTGCTCACCAAGAAAGACGCTGATGCCAATACGGTGACCCTGGCATCGGATGCCTATTTTATGGATGGGGACACCAAGGTGGAAGACGTGACGGCTACGATTGCCCAGGCATTCGGAGAGACCATAATCACCATCGCGGCCACGGATATCCCGGCAGGGGCGCAGACGGTTACCATCGAGCTGACCCCGAGCGCGCACGCAGGTGATGCGCTCTACATGCAGGGATCGTGGCTGGAATATACGTCGAAGCTGCTGGCATCGTAAACAAGGAATGTTCACCGTTGACCGTTCACCGTTTTCCGACGGACAACGGTGAACGGATAACCCGACAGAGGCGGACAAGCCGACTGCGCCATAGCAGCTATTGCTGCGACGGCCGGGCGGATAACAGACAACAAACTAAAGGGAGGATTAAATCATGATTATTAATCAAGCAAATCTGGAAGGCATTTATAAGAGCTTTTCGACGATTTTCAACGAGGCATTAGCTCAGGCCGAATCCATGTGGCCCCTGGTCGCAATGCACGTGCCCAGCGGCGGCCGCAGCGTCGATTACAAGTGGCTGGGCGATTATCCCACCATGAGGGAGTGGGTCGGGGACCGGGTCATCAAGGACCTCTCCGCGTTCCACTACGAGATCGTCAACAAGAGTTATGAAGCCACGATCGAGGTGGATCGCGACGATATCTCGGATGATCAGGTCGGCGTGTATACGCCCATGATCCAGGGCCTCGCCCAGGAGGCCAAGGCCCACCCGGATATTCTCGTGTGGGCGCTGCTCGCTGCCGGCTTCGACACAGACTGCTATGATGGGCAGTATTTCTTCGATGGCGATCATCCGGTGGGCGACGGATCGGCATCCAACGACGGCGGCGGTGGGGGCGATCCCTGGTTCCTTCTGGATCTCCGCAAGGCGATCAAACCCATTATTCTCCAGGTCCGGAAAACGCCGGAATTCGTTGCGCAGGATAAGATGGATGACGAGAATGTGTTCCTGCGGAAAAAATTCCGCTATGGGGTAGATGACCGGAAAAATGTGGGCTACGGGCTCTGGCAGATCGCCTACGGCTCTAAAGACACTCTGAATGCCGCCAATTATGCGGCGGCCCGCGCAGCCATGATGGCGTATACCAAAGAAGATGAGGTTACCAAGCTGGGCATAAGCCCGAGCCACCTGGTGTACGGCCCGACCAACGAGTCAGCGGCAAGGACGCTCATAGTCAATGAGCGCAACGATGCCGGCGCGTCCAACCCCTGGTACAACACGGTTGAGCCGGTGCTGGTACCCTGGCTCGCATAGACCACGCGGATAAAAATATAAGGTTAAGAAGTTCAGGGTTCAGGGGTTCAAGAGTTAACCCTGAACCCGGAACGTTGAACAGGGAACCTAACAACGGAGGTCTACCATGATTCGAATAACGAGCAAGCAGCATAACTTCCGGCGCTGCAGGGTCGCCCATCCCAAAGGGACGACCGAGTACCCGGATGATACGTTCACTCCGGAGCAAGTGAAGGTTCTGGAGGCGGAGCCGAAACTGACGGTGGAGATCGTTCCCGCCGTCGCTGAAGCTATGGCGGGCGGGGAGCAGGGTGAAGGGCAGATCGAGGGCACGGAGGAGTCCTCCTCCGCTGAAGTTCCGGAGGACGGGGAGCAGCCCGACCTGACAGTTCGGGAGATAAAAGAGCGGCTGGAAGAGATGGGAGTCGAGTTTCCGCCCAAGGCCAAAAAAGAAGAGCTGCAGCAACTCCTCGCGGAAAAGATGAGCGAGCAGTCGGACACGGAATAACATGGCCTATTGCGCGCAAGACGAGACACATAACGACATCCTGGACCAGATCGATGAGGCTATTCTTATCCAGTTGACGGATGACACAGGCGCAGGCGCGGTGGACGAGGACAAGGTAACCAAGGCGATCGAGGACGCGGACGCTACCATAGACGCGTACTGCCAGGGCAGATATACGATTCCTCTTTCGCCGGTACCGGATAAGATCCGGCAGGTCAGCGTGGATATCGCCATCTATAATCTCTTCTCCAGGCGCGGGGACGCCGCGCCCGAGACACGCAAGGACAGGCACAAGGAGGCGATCCGTTTCCTGGAAAAGGTCGGGGAAGGAAAGATCAGGCTGGGCGCTGCAACGCCGGCGCCGTCCAACACGCCGGATACGGTTAATATTTCATCGAATAAGAGGATCTTCGATCGCGACAAGATGAGCGGGCTTTAATGAGCGGGAGGCTCCACAAAAAGATCCGGCGGGCGGCCCGCAAGGAGGCGGATAAACGGTTTATGGCGATGGTCGGGCAGATCGGGCGCCTGCCGCTCAGGCAGCGGCTGTGGTTCGCCGTGAAGGTTATCAAGGGAGCTAAGTAATGCACGAGTTCGAGGAGCTGGAGCAGGTTACTCTCGTTACTCTGGAGCCGCTGAAAGATCAAGGCGTCAAGACCCTGGAGCTTTATGCGGGCCAGGCCGAGGCGGAGGACATTGAGGAGCTGGCCAGGATGACGCTGCTTTTTCCCTGTGTTTACGTGGTGGCCACGGGCCTGGCGCTCACGCACAAGGACCGCTACGACGAAGAGGATATCGGGATCATGCTCCTTGTCGGGGATAAAAACCTGCGGGGCACGGAGGCCTCCAGGCGTGGGGACTCCACGAGCATGGGAGTCTATGAGATCCTGGAGCTGACCGAGGGACTGCTGCACAGGCAAAAGATCCACAGCTCAGGCGTCATGCTCCTGCGCTCCGCTGCGCCGCTATACCTGGCGCCTAAAAGGGGGCTGTGTTTTTACGCGGCGCGGTATGAGTTCAAGACAATTAAAACATAGGAGGCCACAAAGACACTAAGACACTAAGTTTTATCTTTTGTGACTTTGTGACTTAGTGGCAAAAAAGGAGGTTTTATTATGCCATTAGCATCAAGCGCGGACAATATTCGCTATTACGGCACCGGCAGGGCATACGCCGGCGAGGTGGACGAGGATTCGTTCGATGACCTGGGCGAGCTGGAGAATATCAATTTCGCCCTCACGGTCACGATCGAAAAGCTCAAGAGCACGCGGAACGCGGCCAGGGCAACCATCATCGAAAAGGAGACGGAGCGGGACGCGGTGCTTACCTTCGGGCTCCGGGAGATGACGAACGAGAACCTGAAGATGACCCTGCTCGGCTCGGACATTAACACCGACAACCAGGCCGCGAGCTATGTGTATCAGGACGCGATCGGCACGGACGTGGACCTGGAAGACGATCTGTATATAGATCTGGGCAAGCTGAACGTGTTCAGCATCAAGCTGACCGGCACGATTACCGGAGCGCTTGCGGTGGGCGACACAGTGACGGGAGACACCTCGGCAGCCACGGGCGACATAGCCTTTAAGGCGGCCGGATACATCGAGCTGGTCAATATCGTGGGAACGTTCCAGGTGGGCGAGGAGGTGTATGAGACCCAGGGCACCAATTACATCACGCCCACGGGTATCGAGACCCTCGAGGACGTGGTGGTCACCGATGCGGCCGGAACGACGCGCCGCGTGCAGGGAACGGATTACAGCCTGGACCCGGATTACGGGTATATCCGCAAGATCAGCGACGGGGACATCATCGACACGGACGTGATCTCTTACGATTACGAGGCCGTGGACCGCAGCTATATCTGGGGGATGTCCGCGGGATCGGTGGAGCGCAAGCTGATCTTCGTTTCCGATAAAGACGACAACGGCGTGCGCCAGAGATGGACGTTCCACAAGGTCAATATCTTGCTCAACGGCGAGTTCCCGTTGATCGGGGAAGGCGCCTCAGTGCTCGCGGTCACGGGCACAGTGCTCAAGGACAGCGATCAGGCCAGCGGCCAGGAGTATTACAAAGTCGAGACGATGTAATCCCGCTTCCGGGGCCAATAATATTTGGCCACGGATTTACGCAGATTTACGCAGATATTAATTTTTCTTAATCCGCGTTTATCTGTGTGAATCCGTGGCTAAAGGAGATCCCAACCATGAGAAAAGAAAAGCCGTTTAAAATCGGCGATAAGAAATTTACCGCCCGTGAGCTCACGGTCAAACAGATTGCGCAGATACTCGAATCCGCGGGGACGGACACGGAAATCAGCGATATCGACATGCTGTTCCCGGACCGGCTTCCGTCAAGCGCTCTCGCGATGAGCCTCGAGATGCCGGTCGAGGAACTGGCCAAATATGCCCCGTCCGAGATAGAGACCATGATCGACGAGGTAGAAGGCATAAACCCTACTTTCGCCGGCCTGATGCAAAGGCTGGCAAACGTGGGGCGAGCGGCGCTGGCAGCGCAGAAATCAGAAGAGCAATCTGCCGGCTGATCATGATGGGACACGCGCAGGCGTGGGACTACGGCTGGAGTTTTTTTAATCTCGCGATCGAGGAGGCCGTCCGGTGGCTCAAGCCTCCGCAAGATAAACCATGATGCCACGAAGTCACTAAGACACAAACAATTGAAAATTGACAAGTGAAAATTGAAAATTAAACTTCGTGCCTTTGTGCCTTAGTGGCGGAAAAGTGAGCGATGACGGACCGCAAAGTCAAAATAACGGTCGAGGCAAAAGACCGGACAAAGGAAGAGCTCCGCAAGACCAGGAGCGAGCTGGACAAGACCAAAAAGTCCGCGGCCGAGGCCCGGAAGGTCATGGAGGCCAGATCGGCCCTGGGGGTGCGTCCCTACAAGGAGATCCGGGACGAGATTACAAAACTCCGGGGCTCCTACGACACGCTCAAAAAATCGGGCAAGCTGTCCAGCGCGGAGCTTTATCAGGCCAAGGTAAAGCTCAAGCAAAAGACCGCCGAGCTTCGCAAAGAGACCGGCGACTGGGCGGGTGAGCTGGGCAAGGCAAAGACCGGGCTGATCGCCCTGGCAGGGGCCGGGTACGCGGTCATCAAATCCTTTAACCGGTACAGCGAGTTCTCCCAGCGCATGGCCGAGGTCAACACCCTGATCGACGTGAGCAAGGAGCAGTTCGCCTCCCTGGGCAAGGAGATCCGGGCAATGACAAAGGAGATCCCCCAGAGCGCCACGGAGCTCGCGGCCGCACAGTACGATATTCTTTCAGCGGGAGTGGCCCTGGAGAAATCGGTCGGGGTTTTAGCACTATCCGCCAAGGCCGCGGTCGGTGGCGTTACCGATACCAAGACGGCCGCGAACGCCGGGATCGCGGTGATCAACGCCTACGGCAAGTCGATCGACGAGTTGGAAGAGGTCTACGATATCCTGTTTACAACCGTCAGGCTCGGCGTCACCACGTTTCCCCAGCTCGCCCATTCCATAGGCGAGGTCCTGCCCACGGCAAGGGCAGCAGGTGTGGAGTTCCGGGATGTTTCCGCCGCCATTGCGACCATGACCAAGGGCGCCCTCCGCACGCCCCAGGCCATGACCGCGCTCAAGGGCGCGATCAATGCGATGGCCGCTCCCACGGCTGAGGCAAAGAAAAAGTTCGACGAGCTCGGGATCACCTGGAAAGGCCTCATTCCGACCCTGGACGCGATCCGGCAAAAAGGTCTACATAAAGACATAAAACAAATGCGGTTCCTTATTCCGGACGTTGAAGCGCGTACCGGAGTTCTGGCCCTGATCAACAATTTCGACGATCTCACCAAAACCCTGGACAAGATGGCGGACTCCGCCGGAGCGATGGCTGAGGCCAACGAAAAAATGAAAGACACGCCGGCCAACCAGATGAAGCTCTTCAGAAATGCGATAGACGATCTGATGATCTCCGCGGGCGCCCTGGCCTCCAAGGTGCTGCTGCCCCTGGCCAGGGGAGTGCGGGAACTGATCGACTCGTTTGAGGAGATGGACCCGGTGACAAAGTCAGTCGTGGCCACGCTGGCGAGCGCAGCGGGCGCGTTTATCATCTGGAAATTGGGACTGGGATCTATGGTATCGGGACTCAAGGGGCTCATTGTTCACGCCGGTGCGGCCCAGGCAGCCGTAGGCTCTTTGAACGCACAATTCGCCGTAACCGGGGTTCTGATGAAGGCGGGTTTGGCAGCGGCTGTATTGTACACATCTTACCAGCTGGCCACCCTGACAGCGGAAGCATACAAGGCGATCCAGGCGCACAAGGCCATGAGGGAATCCCAGGACCGGCTCAGGGAAAACTCGGACCGGCTCATGAGAAAGTTTAAGGAATTCAAGGACGTGAAGCTCCCTGACGACATCACGCAGCTGGCCCAGGAGGACCTGGAGGACTTCAAAAAGAAACTGGCGGAGGCCAGGGTATATTACACGGCGCTCAAGGCAAAGCTGGAGACACGGGCAGCCGAGAAGACGCTATTCGGCCTCGGCAACGCGACCAAGGATGCGAAAGAGGCACAGAAAGAACTCATTGGGGTCAACGCCAAGCTCAAAGAGATCCAGGCGGCTTTTAAAAAGGTCGGCGAGGCCGCCTCCGGCGCGGCAGGGGAGATGGAAAAGCCCGTCAAGGCTGTGGAGGCCACGACAGAGCAGCTCGACGAGTTCGAGAAAAAGGCCAAGAAGGCGTACGAGGAGGCCAAAAAACAGGCGGCCGATTATGCAAAGCAGGTGATCGCCTGGGAAGACAAGATCAAGTACGCCAGGCTTTCCACCGAGGACAAGCTCCGCGAGCTGGGCCGCAGGGGACTGGAGGACGCGGAGATCTGGGCCGACAAAAAGCTCCAGGCCGAGGAGAAATTGTACGCGGCCAGGGAGGCGATGGCCAGGGGCGATTACAAGCTTGCGGAAAAGCTGGCCAAAGACGCGGAGGGTTTGTATGCCGATCTCGCCACGGAAGTCAAGAAGAGCGAGGGCGGCAAGGACGTCGTGGTCCGCTCGCTGGAAGACACGAAGCAGGTGGCAATCAACGGCGTTACCGAGGTCGGGAATTTTGTCGAGGAGCTGTATTCGCTGCAGCGGGATGCCGCTGCGAGTGCCAGGGACGAATGGACGGCCACGGCGGACGGCATAAAGAAACAGCTCGACGAGATCGCAAAGCAGCGCGAGGCAAACGTAAAAATCACGCTGAGCGGCCTTGAGGCGGCCCAGAATGCGATTAATAAGTTTATTGGTACCAAGGCTATCAAACACATATATGTGGTTACCCATCACAAAACGGTCGAAGAAAAAAAGGCGGGCGGCCTTGCGGGGCTCGCTTCAGGATCCATGCTCGCCGGGTACGGCGGGGGCGACCGGATACGCGCGCTCCTGGAGGCCGGGGAGTTCGTGATCCGCAAGGAGGCGGTCAGAAAATACGGGGCGGGCCTGTTCCAGGCGCTCAACGCCATGAAACTGGATTTGTCCCATATGGTACGCGCCCGGATAGGAGGCCTGGTCTCGAACATCTCCCTGCCCGAGATGCCCTCCCCGCAATATGCGTTTCAGGCGGGCGGTTCTGTGCCGGGCATGTCCGGGGAGACCATGACCATACGCTTTCAGGCGGGCGGCGCAGAGATGCCGTTGATGGTCATGGGAGACAGGAAGGTAACCAGGGCGATGGTCAAGGAGTTCGAGGCAGAACTGATTAAAATGGGATTGTCGAAACGTTAACCGACGAAAAGGAGACTAGTATCATGGCGGATACAAAAACAAACCCCAGTGGAGCACCACGGCCCCATGACGGCCGGGGAGGCGGAACAGGCATGCCCGGCGGGCAAAGGGGCGGCGCAAATGATCAGCCGTGCCCGGACGGCGGCCCGGGACAAGGCCAGGGCGGCGGACAGGGAGGCGGCCAAGGACGGGAATGAGATAAGGTTCAAAGGTTCAGACTTGAGAGCTTCAAAGTTGACAAAAGTTGACATCCTTCAACCCTGAACGGGGAACCCTGAACCCGGAACGGTTAACAAATGGCTGATTTTGCTTTTTACAGCACGGATATAGATCCTACAACCGACCCGGCAAATGCGGACCCTGCTCCGGAGACCCTGGTAGTTTTGGACCAGGTGCCGATCCTGGGCGATGCCCACTATGACCTCATGGCCGTGGAGACCGGGCGGGGAAGCGTGATACCGACCCTGGGCGGCGTGGTCATCCAGGACTTCGGTGTTGTGGACGGGGATCAGAGGATCTCGTTTTCCGACAGCGATGCCCTGGGCGCGGAGACCGTAGCGGATCTCAGGACCATCCACGAAACAGTGGACGGGGAGTATTTCTTTACGGACGGCTATGATATCTGGCGCGTTCGGTTTGCACGGCCGGGCGGGTTCAGGTACCGGAGGAACCTGTTCTGGGCCGCGCACGGAAAAGCAATCTATTCGTATGAAATCAACCTGATTGTTACGGCAAGTCTTTTGCCGGGGGTGGCGGATTGCGGGCTTTCCCTCGAAGCCGTCGCAGGGGATTAGAGGATAGCCACGAAGGCACAAAGGCACCAAGGTTTTTAATTATTGTTACTTAGTGACTTCGTGTCTTGGTGGCGAAAAAAGATACCAATGTATGCCTGGAAAATAACACTGAACAGCGCGGACATCTCCGGCAAGGTGTCGAGGTTCTCGATTGCCTGTTCGCTGGATAGTTTCTGCAGGGAGATGACCCTGGATATATCCGATCCCGATCTCTACGCGGACCTGGATTTCTCGCAGATTTCCGAAACCCCCGAGATCGAGATATTCACCAGGACCGGGGAGGACTGGATCAGCCAGGGCACGTTTTTCATCGAGCGGCCGGCCCTGGCCGTGAGCATTCAATCGGATCTGCTGCAGGGCGTGTGGGGGAGGTCGTTGACCGCCAGATTAGCGGAGCCCTTTGCCCCGAAGATAACAAAGGCATGGGAGCAGAAAACCACCTTTTTCAATATCTGCGAGGAGCTGTGCGACTTCGCGGGGTTTGAGTGGAACCCGGCCTACAGCGACATAGACGATTTTATTATCTTTCCCTACACCTACGAGGCCGACGGGCTCTATCCGATCGACGTAATCAGCGAGCTTGCGGGCCTGGCAGGCGCCCTGGTCACGACCGATCGTCTCGGGCACCTCTGCATAAAACAAATCGATTATTCTCCATCCTCGGCGGATGTGACGATCACGGACGATGATATCGGGACGATCACCGAGAGCCCGGAATGGCCCGTGTTTGCCAACCGGGTCAGGATCACTCCCACCGGAGACCTCGGGAATTATTCCGTCACGCTCTTTATCCCCGATCCGTGCCTCAAGGCGGACGGCACCTCACGAGCAAAAATATATGCCCAGGTGAGAGATCCGGACGGAGAGCCCGTCGATGGCCTTGCGGTCAACTGGGAGGCAGACAGCGACAGCGCGGCTCTGGACCACGAAACGTCGAATACCCAGGAGATCATTATCCGCAGCGAGTCGCAGAGGGCGACTAATTTTTACAGCGTGGCGGTAGATTTTCCGCCGAGCTCTGTCGACGGGATATATGCTTATTCGGATACGGCCCGGCGGAATAATTTCGCGGCGGCTGGCTACGAGATAAACGGCAATAGCATCACCCTGACCGATAAGCTCGCCTATTGCGATCAATCGGTGCTTATCGACTACAGGGCCGGCGGGATCGGGGTTAATTATCTCCAGGCCGGCGATGAGGCCGAGGACGTGACCGTAACCGCAAGCGTTAAAGGCCAGGCGGACTCAGGCACTGTATATATTGACAATCCGTGCGAGTGCCCGCCCATGATTCGTCTGACCGCGGCGCCCACGTCCATCTACCTTGGAGGCTCGGCGAGCCTGCTTGTATACGGGGAGGAGGCCGGGCCGATTACCACGGGCAGGATGGTGTTCATGGCCGAGGTGAGCGCCACGAAACGCGGGACATTGTCGTGGACCTACGCCAGGCTGGGCACGGTGGGTGTGGCCAACGAGCAGGCCGCGGCGATTAATGAGATAGCGGGAGTCAGCCAGTGCGAGATATCGATGTTTCCGGCGAGCGTGTCGGGCGTGCACAAGGCGGACGAGGACGGCAACCCAACAGGAGGAAATTTATATTCCTCTCATAACGGCAAGGTGATCGACCTGAACGGTATCGTGGCCACTGCAACGGACCTGCTGGTCAATTACACCGCCCAAGGCGCTGCCCTAAACCATTTTACCGGCGCGGTACTGGGCACGGCGACCATAAACGCCTGGATGATCACGAACAGGGAAGAGGGGGCAGAGACAAGCGCAAGCGTGAGGATTGTGGATAATACCGAGATCACGGACGAGTATCCGAGTGAATGGGCAGCCGGAGACGGGGACGGGGGTTACGGCGGATTGGGCGGGGATTCCGACGAGGAAGAGGACGAGGGCTATGACCCGACGGAAATGGGAGAGCCGACATCCGACTTGAACTGGTGCGTGCCGGATAACGTGTCCGCTGATCCGAGCGAGGAGGCCCTGGCCGCGAGGTTTGCAACGGCCCTGGAGCATGACTGCGCCTGCGAAGACGTGTGCGATGCGGAGCTCTACATATACGATACGATACAGAGCTATGACGGGGCTAGCGGGCGGGATATATCCGAGATCGTGACCGAGGATTACGGCCTGGCGGAGGGCAGCCCGGCATACTGGGAGAAATACGCGGAGCTGAAAGACGAGGCGATCGCGGAATGCGTGGAACAATGCGATAAGTGCGGGCAGCCGATGAAATGGGCGGAGGACAATGAAGAGACGATCGATCCGGACGACTCGATTCCCATATCCGTCACCGGCGGGGGAGCTCCGTATAAATGGAGTGTTGAGGGAACCGGTTTTTCCCTGGGAGCGTCTGAAACCGAAGACGGGGTCAATCTGCTGAACTCCGACGACACCGCCTGCGGCCCTGCAACGATAACGGTGACCGATGCCTGCGGGTTCGATGTTACCGGATACGTGAGATGCACCGATGGCCACTGGGTGGCATCTGACGATTGGCTCTGCTCGGCTCCCTGTGAACTTATCCATGATGGATGCGGCTCTTGCGGGGCGTGGGATTATAACTGTTGTGAAGGACAGATCCGCTACTGTTACGGATGGTGCCCGAGCCCTTGTTATAACCACTGTCTTAAGGAAATCTGTGACGAATGTGCGGGTACTTTCGTCGAACTCCAATACTGGGAGTGCTAAATGAAAAACCTGTCATATTTAAGCGCCTTTAATTCCAAAATTGTTCGGGAAGCACGGCGTATAATACAACATGGCATTACAGTTGACGACATTGACAAGTATCTAAAATCGCCTGAATCTCATGTAAGAACCGAGCCTTGTAAGGGTTGCGGCGGTAAAAAGAATATGCCGAAAGGCATAGTCGGATTGGCAAAGGCGGAATTTGGAATTGATAAGGCGTCCGAAGAGGTGATTGCCGAACGGAAGGCAGTCTGCATGTCCTGTGCCCTGAACGACATAGGCCGATGCTCAAAATGCAACTGTTATCTTTATGCAAAGATCAGGATAAAGAATGAAAAATGTCCTGAGAATAAATGGAGGGAAACCAATGAGCTTACCTAACACATACTGGCTGTTCAACAACACGGCCAACGACGGCGCGAACACGGGAAACGCCTCGGGCGGGGCCGGGGGTGCGTCATCCAACTGGGTGGTGATAGACCTGACAAACGATACGATCCTGTTTCTGGACGATCAGCAGACCGACGGGGACGATCACGCCGGGACAAAGTACCCGGTGATCATACCGGACGCCGGGGACCTGGAGGCGCCCAAGACGTTCGTGGATGACGATTCCGAGGAGATCTTCGACCAGGTTCCTCTTGCCGGCACGACCAACGGCGAGCAGAGCGGCGGGGACACCAGGTATGTTTTTGCCATCTACTTCGACGGCGCCACCGCCGGGGTACCCACCCTGGAGGCATGGGACGACGATACTCATGCCACAGCAGACGACGATTTCTTAGGCGGAGGAACGCCTGCGAATTCGACCCTGCTTGCGATCGCAACCACAAACGGAGCCCCCGGATCTGCCACATGGGCGGGCACACCGCTGAGCGGCACGGACAGCCGGATCGAGCTGGACACCGGCGCCCTTGGGGCCGCAAAAAACCTGTATTTCAACATCAAGCAGGTTATCCCGAGCACCTTTACGGCGCAGTCGGACAGCGCCATCGTCCTGACGCTGAGGTTTCTGTACTCATGATCCCGGGTATTCCCAAACACCAGATGGCCTGGCGCATTCGGGTGACGTTTGTAGGCAAGCTGCCGCCGAAAAAATATATGACGCCCGATATCCGGCATCATGATCCGGGCTGGGCGAGCGAAATTTTCAGCCGCCCTATCGAGATGCTGGAGTTTTTTCTGCCCACCGGGCACCGGCTCGTCATGTCCGGCATGGAGCAGTATAATTTTTTCGTTGAGGCGGTGCAGTCCACCAGGACACGGGGTGGCGCCAAGATTCAAGCCTTTTGGTTTTGCGGTAAGCTGCCCGGAAACGATGTCGTAGAAATGTGGCGGGTAGGATACGGTAAGATTATCCGGGACCGCAAGCCCTGGGGCCGGGAATGGGGCGGAGGCCCGACCAGCGGCTGGAAGCAGGGCATTAGCGGGAAACCGCTTTCTATACTCCTTAAGTGAGGAAAAGATGGGTTGGTTAGGCGATTGGGCAGAACGCATAGAAATTACTGTCGATAACACGAATATCGATTCGGATCTCACGCATTTCCCGCTGCCGCTTATCCTGGGCACCTCAGTGGGCCAAAACAGCGCCGATGTGTCTTGCGTTTTCGATGAGTTGGGGTCGAGCTCGAAAAAAATCGCCGTCACCAAAGACGATGGCACCACGCAACTGTATGTCGAGATAGAACTGTGGGATGAAGCAAACGAGAAAGCAGTACTGTTCGCGTCCAAATCCGATTTAACTCTTTCGTCCGCCTCCACGACCGTACTGTATTTATATTACGATGCCTCCCAGCCCGATAATGACACCTATGTTGGAGAGACTACGGAAAGCCCGGCCCAGGCAGTCTGGGATGCCGACTTTGTAGGTGTTTGGCACATGTCTCAAGACCCGTCTGGCGGAGCCGGATGCATCAAGGACTCGACGTCCAATATCAATCATGCCACTCCTGCGGGATCGATGACCGCCGATGATTTAGTGGATGGGCAAATTGGGAAAGCCTTGGATTTTGACGGATCCGATGACCGGGTAATAGAAAATTCACTTACAAGACCTACATCAACTCTTACATTGGAAAGCTTTTTTAATGTTGAAGATAGTGGGTCTTCGTATGAGGCGTTACTTAGTGCCGACGCTGCTCAAAGATCATGGCAGTTTAGAGTAGATGCAGGAAGTAGTGTTATCACATTCATTCCATTCATAGGTGGGAGTCCGGTCAGCCTGAGTGGGGCTACGAGCGTAAGGTCTGGGTACCACTATGCGGCGGCTAATTACGATAATGGCGTTATTGATATTTATGTAGATGGAGCAAAGGACAGGGACACGTATAATGGCTCCGGGTCTATAACAGCCGGGACAGGTGTATCCATCGGCTGTCGTGGACCGGAAGATGCGAGTGAACCACTCGATGGAATTGTTGACGAATCAAGACTGTCTGATATAGATAGATCGGCAGCCTGGCTCAAAGCAACGTACTATGCGTTGTCGGATAATATTATCACGTGGGCGATCGGAGCGACGCTTCTCCAGGATGCCTCCTTTGATCTCTCGGCATATTATAGTCGCCAGGAAGATCTCGCCTCTTTTCTTCGGGCTCATGACGGCGTTGAGCTTCATGACCTGACCGCGAAGCTGGAGGCCGCGGGCTGGAACATCGAGGATCTGGCGAGCTTTCTTTCGGCCTTTTACGAAAGGATGGAAGATGCCGGCATGGATCTTACGACCTGGGGCACCCGGTATGACGATCTGAAATCCTTCCTGGCCGCTTACTTTCAGGCCCTTGTTGAAGACATGAAGGCCGGCCTTGAAACCTGGGCCACTGGTTATGGCGATCTCAAGAGCATGGCGGAAGCGGCTGCGTGGAACACGGAAGATCTTGCGGCCTGGCTGTGCGCCTGGGGACAGCAGTTGTCATCCCTTGCGGTTTTGCTCCGGGCCGGTAAGCACAGTTTCGGAGATCTCGCCGCCCTCCTGGCCGTCACGGACGGCATTGTTCTGGACGACCTGGGCTTTTTTCTGATCGCACTGGACGGGATCGTCCTGACCAATGTGACGCTTAGCCTGAAGGTTATCCAGGCCATCCCGGCCTTCCGCACCATAACGGCCCAGCGCGTGGCCAGCATTGTCCACGAGGTGACATAATGGAAATTGAAAACTGGAATATAGCTGAAAACATTGTGTGGTACGCTAGGCTGTCGGATTCGGGGAGCGGGGTTTCAGTGGAATTCTATCTGACACAGACGGATGCCGAGGCCCGGACCAGCCTGCAGGCGAGCGGCGAGTCCTCGGGATACGGATCGGAAATGGAGGTTGAGCTCACAAACGAAGGGGATGCCGTAACGCCTGTGTCGTTATTTATCGAGGATTATGACTGGCATGTGACGGTATCCGGAGAGAGCGAAGATCCGACCAGAATTTTCAAAGTCCGGGAATTTGTGGAGATGGACGAGATCTCCCATCCGGTATACCGAAATAGCGCTTTGATCGCGGCACGGGCCGCGGCTGAAATCAACGCCCATACGCACGCCGCAATCATCAGAAATATCTTCCTGGGTACGCATCTCCCTGAGATCGAGGTGGGACAGATCGCCGGGATGGACAGCGCCAGGCGGGGGGTGGATGACCTGAGCCAGATCCACGAGCATCAGATCATTGGTACGCCGGATAGCCTGGTGAGCGAGATAGAGATCCGGAAATACCTGGAGCTGAAACGGTGATAGAGCAGATCCTGAAAAAAGCCGAACGGGTATTCAGGTACGGAGAGGTCGCCGCCGTTAATAGCGTCGATGAAAAGGTGCAGGTGCGAATAGGAAGTGAGGGCTCTGTATGGATCAAGACACAATTGAGCCTCGAGGTGGGCGACGCCGTCATTGTGGCGCGGAATAATGACTCATCCTGGTTTGTGGTCCAGGACTCGCGCAAGGCGATGCCGAGCGAGAAATTGTTGTTGAATATTTAGCCTGAAATAGGAGCAGGCGAGGAGGATGCCCCTCCCCACCGACCCGATGCAGACACATCGGATCACCCGTTTCCGGGCTGCCCCTACTGCCGCGCACGGCAGGAGAATGATAGCAGGTCCGGAAGGAAAAGAAAAGGGAGAGGCATGATGAAGAGCTTTTAGCATACATGGGCGGGAAATCTTTACTGGCCGGGAAGATTATCCCGAAAATACCCGATCATAATTGTTACGTGGAAGTCTTTGCCGGTGCAGCCTGGCTGCTGTTTAAAAAGGATGAATACAGCTCCCATGTGGAAATTATCAATGATATTAACCTGGACCTCGTGACGTTATACAGGGTGATTAAGCATCATCTGGAAGAGTTTATACGGTATTTTAAATGGGAGCTGATCTCGCGAGACGAATTTTCCCGCTTTAGAGCTGAAAATCCGGAAACCCTGACGGATATACAGAAGGCGGCGAGGTTTTATTACCTGCTGAAATTAGGATATGCGGCCAGGATTAAAGATCCTGCGTTTTCTGTTGCAACGACCTCAAAGCCGAGGCTGAACCTCCTGAGGATAGAGGAGGAATTATCCGCTGTCCATCTTCGGCTTGCGAGGGTCTATATCGAAAATAAGGGTTATGCAGAGATATTCTCACGTTTTGATAAACCTGACACGTTCTTTTATGTTGATCCACCGTATTATGGCTGTGAAGATTATTACGGCAAGGGGATTTTCAGCCGTGAGGAGTTTGCGAAATTAAGAGATATCATGGCCGGGATCGCCGGGAAATTCATTCTGTCGATTAACGATGTAGAGCATATAAGAAAGCTGTTTAAAGGCTTTCATATTGAGAGTGTTCAAACGAGTTATTCTGCAGCGGGAGCGAATAAAAAGAAGCGAGTTGATGAACTGCTGATAATGAATTATAAGCCGAAGAATGCTGGCTGAATAAGTCGGAAATTACACAATTTTAACCTGCTCGAATCGGGAGCCCCGAATCGAACAGGATTTTTGCGCTCTAAAATCACTGACCCAAAAAAGCCGTATTTCTGTCGCAAAATACGTTTCATTTTGTCGCAAAATAACTTTCAGCTGACAATTCTCCTCT